CTTTCTTCAAGCGAGCTTCATATTCGTTGTCATCAATATCGTGTACTCTCTCAAATTACCCGCTAAGGCATATCCATGAAAAGAACGGATTTCATTATACATACGATCAAATTCTGAAACCTTATCATCTTCCATAAAGAAAGCTGAAACTTCTCCAGTTTGAAAAACTCGCCATCCACCCTTCATGAAGCCGGAAACAGCTTCATAAAATGCCTCAAATACATCACCTGCAGCTAATTGCTTCTTCGAAACGATAGGTGAAAACAACGATACATTTCCCATTTTGAAAGTGAGATCTGCAGTTGCACACATACCAGAAGATACAATGACGTTAATCAAGTGTGTAAATTTCTTGGCAATAGTCGAATTCCTGAACTCTTTCCAGTTACCAAAAGCATTGTCCATGGCTTTATGCCACGGAACTGCTTCTTCAGTGTCTCCGTCTTGAGTATCAAGTACAACGAGCTCTTCATCAATTTCTCGAATGGCTTGCTCGCCAAATGCTTCTTCAAGCATTTCTTCGACTTGGGCATGTCCATCATCACTCGACCAATCTGAGATATAATCAATTTTCATCAACTGGCGATAAACATAAAGCGGCAAAGACTCCTTGACATGCGCTTGCATATACTGAGTAATCGCGGCAATCATTCCACGCTTAGTCTTTGAATCTCTCAAACTCTCAAACAAGCACCAAACCTGGATGGCTTCCTTCAAATAAGGGTCCATTTGCATGAATCCCATCTGAGGTTCCAAAACTGGTCTGGTTGCTCTTCGATACCATGAGCGAATCAGGGCGAAACAGTCAACGGCTACTGCACTGAAAAACAGAATCTTCGAGAAGAATCTTATCCAGCACAAAAACCAATCAGCTGCTTCTGGTTGGTAAAAAGCTCCACACACCAATAACCAAATATATATAAGGAACATGGGTGGTGGATCCCATACCGGATTTCGTTCGCGTTTTTCCTTTTTAAGGCGTCTGCGCTCACATTTGTTGCAGTAATTTACCCCCTTGGAGGCAGTTGATCCCTGCTTCGACAATCTCAACTTTTGGGCTTGGTGGGCACGTTTAGCAAATCCTCGACTCATCTTTCATGTTGTACATGCGACGAGTCAAAGATCTTTCCGTGCAGGTGTCCTGCGAAGAAAGAATCTTCAACAGTCGACACAGCATCTTTGGCTTCAGCTAATAAAAGGTGAAGTTTAATCAAAAACATCATTGGACGTTATTCCGCGGACACAAGCGGCCGTCCTCAATCTACAAGTTAGCACTGCTATTGCGATCAGGTCTCTATACTCGAATTCACGAGCGAGCCTGCCTGACAACAATTCACAATACGCTTGCTACTGAGTCTCGTCTGGGGTCGGGTCCCTGTCCTAAGACGTTACCCTAATTGTCCGGTGCTCTAATCGCCGGCAAAGTTCACGTTTGGATTACATCAGATACGTGAATCTATTATTAATCATATCGCAAAGCAAGCTTAATACAATACATGCTGTTGATTACAGCTTCAGATCTCTTGGACATTAAGCTTCCAAGTGGATCAGTTAATAGCTTTGTGAACATATAAACAAATAGTGTCGGCTACAGACCGACATGAACAAATTACATAGAATCAGATTTATTTTTATAATGTTTTATTCTGATTTCAATCACAAAGTGGTTGGTTAGATATATTTTATGACCTTCTCAGGTCGGTGCTGGTTATTAGAACTCCAGCAAACGTTACATAAAAGAATAAATTTAATTACAAAATAAGACTAGCATGAGGGGGGCGGACCCCCACTCATGCCACTGTAGCTCGAAAGGAGGCTGACCTCCTCAAGGCCAAACTGGTCGGAAGTTAATCCGACATCTCGATGATCCCCGTGTACGCATAATGCG